CGAAGGTCCGGTATATTGTCGGATCTGTTGATGATAATGTAGTTCCTCCGCGGTATGGGAGGTTTGTCTTTCCGGTCGCCATAAATGATTGGATAGAGTATGTTTCTATCATGTCGATTCAACTGGATACTCATAAGTTCGTGGATCGGAAGAATGTTATGATGGTTGAGAATGTGCGTAAAGTAGTTCGGAGGTATAATCCTATTTTGTCGTCTATGCTGAAAGAACTTGTTCTCAAGCTATCCTTCCACCCGGCTAATTCTCGTGTTAATGATAAGAAGGGAATTGTTACATTTTCTGGATTTGGCGCTTATAAGGATCCTGGGGTATCAGCTTCTGTGGTTGCGGTTTTAGCTATGGTCGATGCAAAGTATCCTGGTTATACTTTTCCAGTTCTTATGAGTTATTTGTATGATTACGAGCACGGTATCGCTAATCGATATATGGCTGGTAATTCCTATATTGGATATCTTGAAACATTGAATAAGATGGGAGCTAATATAGTGGTTCCTAGGTTGAAGAATTCGTTTCATCAACTGATGTATCAAGCTGATGCTCTAGTTTTTAGAGCTGGGGTTTTATTTCGAACCCCTCGGGTGTTGGATTTTTCTCAGCAAGCTATCTATAATACTCTTAAATCATTAGATTCGTCGAGTGGGTGGTATAATTATGATATTTACCGTTATTCTGTAGATGGTGTTAAGTTAGTTCAGAAGTGCAAGAAGAAGCACCTTGCTCATGAAGTCCATAAATTGATTCATTCCTTAATTCGGCACTGTGAGGACTATGTTCATGGTCGTTGTTCATGTGAGCCAGATTGGAATATGATTGCACAGGAATGTATGAAATGGGAGATTAGACCGTTGTATATGATGTCTAGAAAAATGACAAAGCAGTTGTCTGTTGAGACTATGGCGAAGGAGCGTCTATTTTATATTGATAATTTGGTTGCTTATGTCTTTGGCAAAGAGCTTTTTAAGGACTTGGCATTTTTCTTTTGTGGGTATCAATCTATGATAGGAATAAAAGTTGAGGCTGGTGGGCTTCAATTATTTTGGGATCAGCTTGTTGGTGGGCCTTCATCTGCTAATGCTAAGATGTGGGCTGATCCCATACGTATAGCTCAAGAGGATTTTGGTGTTGATCTTACAGTTAGGAAGTTTGTTAAGGGTGATTATTCCAAGTTTGATCAGACTCTAGTTGGCCAAGTTCTAGCAGTTGTTGCTTCCCTGATTGTTCCGTTCGTTTCTAAGCCTGAGGGAATGAGTGATTATTGCTTTGAGTATATTCTCACTGTTATGGTTGCTGAGGTGGTTTATAAGACTATGTATATTTATTCTACCGATAGTCTCCATGATGTATGGGGTAGTATGTTTTCGGGGAAGTATATGACATCATCTGGAGATACCGAATATCAGAAGCTCACTCGTCCTTTATTTTTGTTGCTTATTTATTTAAAATATTCCA